GAGATGATGTCAATATCAGAGATGGAGAGTTATCTTAAAAAGAATAAACATATTAAACAACAGATACACACGGTCAATATTGTGGGTGGCATACAAGGTATAACACATAAGAATGACCAAGGGTTTAAAGAAGTATTAAGTAAAGTTGCAGAAGCACATCCTAGAAGTGCTCTTGCAAAAGAACATAGAAAACGTACCATCAAAGAGGTACAAACAGAAAAGGTGATAAAAAAGCATGCCGCTAAACGACTTGCAAAATCTAAATAATAAAGTAGAGCAGAGCGAGCAACCGAAACGCAACGGTCGTAAACCAGAGTCGAGTAAGTCAATCCGCTCATTGTTTGAAAGGGCAGGTAGAACCTGCTGTCAGGTCCTGCCCTTTTTATTTGCAGGATTACTATTATCAAATTGTACAATGAAAGACTACAATTTTAATCCTTATACAACAATAGTAAATCAAGTATTAAAAACCCAATATACAAAGGAGAAAACAAATGAGTGATATGCCAGATTTTATGCGTGAGTTTGATACTAATACAGATTATGGTTTTACTCCTGTGTCAACAAAACCAGCCGAAGAGAATGTTAAACCATCTGTCGGTAAAGAAGATTTAAATACTACTAACCTAGAAATATCAAAAGTAAAGAGTGACGTGTCATCAATCAAAACAATGATGAGCGAAGTTATGCAAATTGTATCTGAACGGGAAAGTGTGAACAAGGAGATACAGGACGCAGAAGCACAAAAGAGATTTAAAGAGATTGAAAAGATTATGTTACCATTTTTATATAATCTTTCAAAGTCTAATGAACCTTACATACATTGGCCTAACAGAGGACCAATCATCAAGGCTCAGATGGACAAATTGTTAAAACTTACAAGGGGGTAATTTATGTTAGAAGCGAAAGCTCATCATAAGGAACTAAAAAGAGCAGTAAATGAAATTGAGTCTAAGAGAACAATAGACAGATCAAGTAAATTATGGTTTGATATGAAGACCTTGAAGAAAATAAAACTAAATGCAAAGGATAAATTAAATGCGATTAAGTCAAAACTTCACGCTGGCTGAGCTGATAAAGAGTCAAACGGCTGAACGTAAGGGTATCAATAATAATCCTAACGAGGATAATATTGAGAATCTACAAAGGTTATGTAATGAGATATTACAACCTATTAGAAACCATTACGGTAAAGTTGTTTCTGTATCATCTGGCTTTAGATCACCTGATTTATGTGAGGCAATCGGTTCGAGCAAAACATCACAACATGCTTCGGGCCAGGCAGCCGATTTTGAAATCTATGGCGTGTCTAACAAAGAGCTAGCAGATTATATTGCTGACAATTTAGATTTTGACCAATTGATATTAGAGTTTTGGAAACCAGAAGAGCCTAACAGCGGCTGGGTCCATTGTTCTTATAAGAGTGCAGACTCAAATAGAAAAGAATATTTGAGAGCAATCAAATCAAATGGCCGAACATCTTATCAAAAAGAATATAGTGAGGCAAAAGGCCCTACTACTGAAGATGTCAACAATTCATTGATGAATTGAAGATCATCCTAGTAATTAAACGCTTGACACAAGCCGATTTTTGTGTTAGAATGAAGCTATATAATAAGGAAGGTATATTATGTTTAAACATGTAAAATTAAATGAATCTGTTTTGCCTAAAAGTCTAGGCGTGAAAGGTAAGAACCAACACGGTATAAGATATTATACCATTGATGGTGTTAATATGCCTTCCGTGACTTCTATTCTTGGTGACATACCAGAAAGAAAAGAGAAGATTGTACAATGGCGTAAAGCAGTTGGCGAACAAATGGCTAACTATATCTCTGTGACTTCAACAAACAGAGGTAAATCAACCCACAAATTAATTGAGAACCATCTCAACAACGAAGACGACAAGAGCAATGGTGTGACAAATGTTGTTGCCCTAGGTCTATTCAGACTAATCAAACCATATCTAGCAAGAATTGATAACATCAATTGTTTAGAGGAATACCTATATTCAAAAGAGATAGGTGTTGCAGGTCAGGTGGATTGTGTCGCAGAGTATAAAGGTAAACTATCTATCATAGATTTTAAGACCTCTACTAAAAGACGTGACGCAGATTATAATTATGGTAACTTTTTACAATGCTCAGCATATGCTAAGATGTTTGAAGAAATGTATCCTGACAAGAAGATTGAACAGACAGTTGTACTTGCAACGTGTGAAAGTGGTGAAGTGCAAGAGTGGTTACATACCGAAGACAAGATCAAAGAACACCAAGAGCTATTCTATAAACACACACAAGAGTTTTTGGAAAGACATAAAGAAAATTTAGTAGAAATAACTAAATAGTTATGAATGAAAAAATTAATTCTACTACTTACCTTTCTACTGACTAGCATTGTTTCTGCTGAAGAATCAGATTCAGATATTAAGAAATATAATTTTTACTGGAATCAAGTACCTGTTGTTTGTGCTGCTCCCGAAGAAATAGATCGTTGGGCGAATGACAATAACTTTACACCTTTAACATTAAGTTATGGCAGGAAAGATGGCGACCCTAAGGGCGAAATAGTTTACGTTGTGACGTATTACTTGAATAAACAAAATGGTGAAACATTTGCTACCGTCACTACTCCCACAGATGAAGATGTTTGTATTGTGTTTAGAACATTTAATATGGTTTTAAATCCAGAGATTATGAACGAGTATTTGAATAAACGTGGCTTGACATTATAGTATAATCTGTTATAATTAAATAAAGTGAGGTTATTATGAGCGATGAAAATATGCAACACGGTAGAGATACCCATGACCATGATATGACTTATGAGAATGAGCAATCAACGGTTACAATCCCATTAAGAGAATACGACAAGTTAAAAGAACAAGGTCAGTACATAACAGACCCTAGTTTAATTAGTATCATTGACAAGATTGAAGAATTAACAAGAGCATTAAGAAAACATATTATAAGAAAATTATAATGTTGATGAATAGTAAAAAGTTTGCCATGACCATAGAGGCAATGGTAAGAGAGAAAAAAATACCTTATATGGATGCTGTCTTAAAATTTTGTGAAGACAATGACATAGACACAGCAAGCGTGGGACCTTTAATCAACAAATCACTAAAAGAGAAATTACAATTAGAAGCAGAGAAGTTAAACCTGATTGAAAAGTCAAGTACAGCTATCTTACCTTTATGACAAGTTATGAAGCATATACCCTATATCTTGCTATTAAGTTGCATTTTACTACCCCTAATTATGACTTCTTTAAACACAATGCTAAGGTAAACTCTAGTCTAAATGCTTTTCTTAAACGTAATGATAGATTTTTCTTTCATAAACTAGCGACTAAATATGGTGAGAACTTACGAGATTATTATGTATGTAATTTTGCAGATAAACCAAAAGTATGGGTAGGAGATTTAGTTAGAGCAGATGGCGACACAATCTATAATAAGTGGAAAAAGTATAATGAATCTTTTTCATACAATTTTAGGAACGATTGCGTATGCGTTAGTAATGTTATGTCTGCTGACAATATTCGGTTTGATGATGTTTTCAATGTGGTTGATGGACAACATCCTAGAATGCTACGACTTTTACTTTCGGGGAAGGTCTCAATTCAATCGGTCATCATTTTTGACAAGATTTTGTCGTTTGTTAATCGTTGGGATAAAGAAATTAAAGAAACTATTATATGGCCTGAGAAGTCATTTAAGATTGCCAAGTTAAGTCCTTTTGTAAAGGTTAACTTGACAAAGTGTAAATTTGTTATGAAAGAGGTATTTGTGTGAGTGAAGAACGTAAATTAACAGAGCAAGAAGTAAGAGAAGAATACAGACAACAACGCAAAGATAAAACATTTGCAAAATGTTGGCCTGCTAATAATGATAGTTTTTATGAGTGGTGTTCTCAATACCTAGACTATCAACATATCACAAAAAAGAAAAAGAGATGACAATAGAACCTATAAGAGAAAAACTAGATGATAAGATTGCTAAATTAAACTCAAGCAGAGTTTATAAGAAGGTTACACCTAGAGGTGACTTATCATGGTACATCAAATGGGCAAGTAGTATTACACTAATTATTGCCATGATGTTCACAGCAGTAGATATGTTCCCAATAAACATGTGGATTGCTAACATAGGTTTCATAGGTTGGTTATGTGTGGGTATGTTATGGCATGACAGGTCTTTAATTGTATTGAATGCTGTATCGCTTGCAATCTATTCAATGGGCATACTAAATTATTATTATGGATAGATTTCCTACAGCAGAGGAAAGATGGCCAAGAGCAGGTAAGATTATGACAAAGAGAGTATTTTTAATAGGTAATGGTAAGAGTAGAACTGATTTTGACTTGACACCATTAAAGAAGTATGGTAAAGTGTACGGATGTAATGCCATATGGAGAGATGAATTAGACAAGATAGATGTATTGACCGCTGTTGATAATGGCGTAATACACGAAATATATCACAACGGCATAGCAAATAAGATACCTTGTTGGTTTAGAAACTGGACTAAAGTACCATCACCAATGTATGAGTCTTTAGTACAAGGTATGTTAGGCAAACAAGAACTTGAAGAACTAAAAGATTATGATGTTATAACAGAGAATGATAGAGGTACATCACAGGAGTTTGTTATGCACGGTGCTAATCTAGCAGGTCAAGTAAAGATATTGAAGAATGCTCAGAAAGAAACACCGAGAGGTGACAGAGAGATAATTAAGAAGAAGATTAATCACAGCACACTATACGTTTCATGGATTAAAGAACCTGATTATTCAAAAGACATTAGAGAGTGTTGGGAAGAATACAAAGACCATGGTTGGGCATGTGGTGCTTCTGCTGGGTTTATCGCATGTAAGGAAGAGAAACCTGCTGAGGTATATCTGATAGGGCATGACCTTGTATCAGATGACAATAAGGTCAATAATCTATTTGCAGGAACTAAACACTATGTGGCAAAAGACAACACACCAACGCCACATGTAAATTGGGTTAATCAATGGTACACATTATTTGACTGGAATCAGGACATCAAGTTTTACAAGGTAAATAAAGACGATACACCAGTACCTACAAATCAACCTATGAGTGAATGGTCTAAATGGGCAGATAAAGGAGTTATATCATACATGACACAGGCTCAGCTGCTTGACAGAATGAGTAAATGGTGATATAATAAGACTATGTTTGATGAAATAATATACAAGGTATTAGATAGAATTGTGACAACCTGTGAATGCTTGAAGAAGTGCATAAAAGATAGGTCTCTGCCAAAGGCATGTTATGATGATAAGACTAAAAGTGAAGAAGTAAAAAAATGGTCAAAGGAGAGAGAAAACGATTATAAATAATACTATAATATTTAAATTAATACATACAACAATACATACAAGGATACATACAAATGACAAGTGCATTAGAAAATCTAAAGAAGTCAAAATCTAACTTTGACATTTTAACCAAACAGTTAGAAAAATCAATCGAACAACCAGAAAAGAAAAAATCATACCAAGACGATAGGTTGTGGAAACCAGAACTTGATAAGTCAGGCAATGGTTACGCAGTATTAAGATTCTTACCTGCTGTAGAAGGCGAAGATATGCCATGGCAGAGAGTCTGGAACCATGCGTTTCAAGGACCAGGTGGTCAATGGTATATTGAAAACTCTTTAACAACATTAAATCAAAAAGATCCTGTTAGTGAAGAAAACACTAGATTGTGGAATACAGGCATAGAAGCAGACAAAGAGATTGCTAGAAAAAGAAAAAGAAAATTATCTTACTATTCTAACATCTATGTTGTCAGCGATCCTAAACATCCTGAGAACGAAGGTAAAATATTCTTATTCAAATATGGTAAGAAAATATTTGACAAGTTATCAGAAGCGATGAACCCTCACTTTGAAGATGAGAAGGCAGTAAACCCATTTGATTTTTGGGAAGGTGCTAACTTCAAATTAAAAATCAGAAAAGTAGATGGTTATTGGAACTATGATAAATCTGAATTTGAGCCAGTCAGTAGATTGAAACCTACCGATGAGGAGATTGACAAAATATGGAAATCTCAATACGCTCTAAAAGCCTTCGTTGATCCAAGTAATTTTAAATCTTATGACGAACTCAAAGAGAAACTGAATAAGGTACTTACTGGAACAAGAAGTACGGAGTCCGTAGAAGACATTGACCTCCCACCTGTCAGCAATGACATACCAAAGTCTTCTAACGGTGCCGTAGAGAAAGAGGAAAAGTCTAACGACGGAGATGATCTGTCGTATTTTAGTAAATTAGCTGAAGACGATTCCTAATATCTATCTCTCTCACTTTCTCAATAGGGTAGCCTTCGGGCTACCCACATCACAATGAAGTTTAAAAAATTACCTAATATAGATAGACGAGCATACAAGGGCTTATTCAAGCCACTTAATCCACAGAAATACAAAGGCAACGTAAAGAACATAACCTATAGGTCTAGTTGGGAGAAACGTTTTATGATGTATTGTGATAAGAATAGAAGTGTATTGGAATGGGGCAGTGAAGAAATAGCAATATCGTATCGTTCAGTAGATAATAGACCTCATAGATACTATCCTGACTTCTATATGAAGATCAGACAACCCAACGGCACATACAAAAAATTCATAGTAGAAATCAAACCAAAATATCAGACAAGAAAACCACAACCAGGCAAGATTAAATCAGCATTTTTTAAGAAGTCATTATTGACATATGAAACAAACAGACGTAAATGGTCAACAGCATTTGCTTTCTGTAAAAAGCACAATATGACGTTTAAAATACTGACCGAAGATCATCTAAAGACCTTTTAAATCATCATAAATAGTAGTATGGCAAGTGTATTTGACACAATCAAAATGAAGGCAGGAGATACTGACCGTTCTAATAACTGGTACAGAGGACAAGTTAATAGAATAGCAAGTGGTACTACTGCTAGAGAATTGTTTAGACAAGGTAAACTAGCAAGACGACCTAGTGTAGGTAGACTAAATCTATTTGGGTATAATCCTAAATTAAGAAAGACGTTACCATACTATGACGTATTCCCATTAGTGTTACCTTTAGAGGCATTTTCAGGTGGGTTTATAGGCATGAACTTTCATTACCTACCACCATTATTAAGAATGAGATTATTAGAGCGTATGCAAGCGACAGCAACAGATAAGAAGTTTGACAAAGATACAAAGTTTGACGTGACCTATTCAGATGTTAAGAACTTAGGCATAGTTAAACCCACAATCAAAAAGTATTTGTACTCATATGCTCAGACAGGTTTTTTAAGAATAAATGCTGACGAGGCTGCAACAGCAATATTCTTACCAGTACAAAGATTTAAAAAGGCTTCAGAGGGCAAAGTATATGCAGATAGTAGGAGATTTATCTAATGGCAATAATTAGACAACGATTACCAATACCAGGACCATTTGATATTAGAATAGGTCTGCCTAGAGATAAGGGCTTTGATCCTAGAAAAGCAAGAAAGAGATTAGCACAAAAGGCAAATCCTCAAACGAGTATAAACAGATTTAGAAGTATGGTCT